GAGAACTCGCGAGAGGCCCGTCTCCGAATGATTGGAACCGTTGGAGGGAGATTAACGAAGGTGTCAACAGGGATCCGAATTACGATAAGAAGTTGAAAGATTTTGACTATGACGAATTGGAAGATAAACGCGCGAGCGTAGATTCCATACTTCAAAAATCCTACAAACAGATCCCCGGAGACTTCGGTTATAATGGCGATACCAGCTCAAGTTCATAGCACAATCTAAAGAATCTAAAATCTTCAAGATCAACACCAACGGTGTAAGTTTTTGAAGATTTTTTTTTTCATTCCGGTAAAGTTTCGGTGACCGAAACTCTTACATCTCAAAAAAAATTTTTTTTTTCAAAACGAGTTGATTTCTAATTTTACTTCTATTATAATACATCCCATAAGAGATAATCATAACACAGGAGATCAATTATGGAATTTTTCAAAAACATATATGATGATATTAAAAATGAAATCAAACCTTACAAACCAAAAATGGCGAAAATTTTAGAATTTGCCTTTGTTCCGTTCATTATTGCGGTGGTTTCGATCTTATGCGGTTCAGTAGCTAGCCTAATCATCCGATCCTTTACCGATTATCGTCCTGTGAATATCGCGGGGTCGATCTTCTGGTTTGCGGTTATTACTTTGGCGATATTCGGGTTATTACATATCGTTCGCGCTTATCAGCTTTACAGCCGGAACGGGATTATGAATGATCCGAAATACGTTGTAGTAGTTTCAAAACATAAAGATTGGATCCTTAAAGCTAGTACTGGAAAGGTCGCGTTACGCGTAGCCATTAACACCTTAGTGGTTTCTGTTATTTTCTTGGCGATTGATTTTGATCTTAAGGTGCAAATTGGATCTTGGACTTCGGCGATTGATTCGCGAGCTTTCGCTTTAGCGGCGATTGCAATTTATTGCTGGTCTGCTTGGCTTGAAATGTTTCGCTGTATTAGAAGCTGGGTAAACTGCCGTTGGCATATTTTCAATCGCTTTGGTGTTTAGGGAGATTTAAATGAACAAAATTTACTTACCAGCCAGCAAAATGAACGACCTACCTACGATCATCAAGGAATCTTGGGAGCTCAAAGTTCGTTTAAATCAGTTAAGTTTGGATGAGCGTAAAATCATCGTACTATCCGGAGATCATGGCGTAGGCAAAGATGTTTGGGCTAACCTAATGAAGACCAAAAACCCGGAAATCGAAATCATCCGCTTCGCGGATCCTCTTCGAGAAGCGTTTGAAAGAGTTGGCGTTTCGAGTGACTCGATTGACAAGTTAAAGCGAACATCTTACGTATTCCCTGAGAAGATAGTAGATGGATATGATCTAAACGGTATGACAATGCGCGAAGCTTTGATTCATGTCGCAGAGACGAATAAGCAAAAATTCGGGCAGGATTACTACGCCAAACAAGCCATTCAGAAAGCGCAAAAAGCTTTAGAGGTTTCTAAGTTGATCCTGTTTACCGATATGCGATTTGATATCGAAAATCAATTAGTACAAGACTTCGCGAAAGCGAATGCTTTGTATATTGAGAGAATCAATATTCCGGAAGGTTTGCCAAAAATTGAAGTATTAGCGGGTTAGTGAGAGTTTAGATATATCAAACACAATTAAAAGGAATATTATATGGAAAATAGAGTATTAAATTTACTAAAACAAGCAGAGCGTAAAGTAGATGAGTTAACCGAATTACGCAAAGCCCTTTACAATAACGCTAAAGCGTAGATTTGCAAGAAATCGAAGTTTCAATTCTATTATAAATACTCATAATACAATTATCTTAATTTGCAAATTAAAGGATAACCATAATGGGTAAAATTTTAGAGTTAAAGCAAGCTCTCGGTCCAGGAGCTCGCGCCAACAAATATCGCGTACACTTCAATATTCCGAATGCCGTGCCGAAAACGGCAGATATTCAAACTTTTGATACTTTGGCGATTGCGTCTAGCTTTCCAAGCAAGTCTATCGGGATGATCGAGACTTTTAACCAAGGTCGTAAGTTGGTGCTACCGGGAGATACGGCATTTCCGAATACCTGGACTGTAGAGTTCTATAACACCGAAGAGCATAATCTGCGTAGAGCGTTACTGGAATGGCAAAGATCAATAGATCATTTTCAAGATAACATGCACTCTGGGATGCCTATCGAAGTTATGACAAACATGGCTGTAAGCCAGTTAGATTCAGCTATGAACGAAACTGTGCGTTATACGTTCCACGGCGTCTTCCCTCAAGATATTGCAGAAGTATCGCTAGGCGATGATCAGCAAGATACCATTACCCGTACGACAGTGACGTTCGCGTATACCGATTTTGTGGTGGGATCGGCGGACTTAGATAAGCCATTGCAATATAACACACGAACCGGGAACTTCATCGCGTAACGCGAATTCTTCAAACTCTACAAAACTCCCACGTCTACACGGAAGTGTAAATTTGGGAGTTTTGTTTTATTAAATCAATTAAATATTAATGTAAATTAAACATCAAATTCTCGGTAACCGAAACTCCAACAATGGCTCAAAAACTCGACACCTTTAAAGGCAAAATCACTTCGAAAAGCTCCCCGAAAGAGATCAACAAAACTCTTACGGAGCTTCAAGCATACTTGGAAAAGTACGAAGAAAAGGATGCGGCTAAAGTAGTCGATGAGCTCAAATCTGGAAGTTCTAAAGGTTCTCACCAAGATAAAATCCTCTCAAAACAATTCATCAAACTTTATGCCCGCAGAACGGATACCTTAGAGCGTATCGCTAAATCTATCAAGCGTATGCAAGAAGATTTAATCGATGAGCAAGATACCAGTATTAAGAAACGCGGAATTATCGGTAAGGCAAAATCCAAATTAGTTGGAGGTTTGCAAGCTACTAAAAATGCGATCTCTACCGTCAAAGATAAAGCCAAATCCGGTTTTGATATGTTGCAAGGTTTGATGAGCAATATGCTTAACCTTAAAAACCTATTACCGATGATCTTAGGTGGTATCACCTCTATGATTTCTGGGGTAGTAGGCGGATTGATTTCTACGGTTGTAGGAAAAGTTCTCAAAGTGGTAGGATGGATTGGTAAAATTCCGTTTAAGATTGCGGGTTGGTTGATCAAAAAAGTCGCTAAAGTTGGGGTTGCTGTAGGTAAGATGGCTTTCAAAGCGGTCAAATTTATCGGTGGGATGATCTTCAAAGTAGGATCTAAGATTGCAAAATTTGCTCTGAAAGGTCTCGCAAAACTTGGAGATATGCTAGGAGATGCGTGGCGCAAAATCAAAGCAAAAGTCCAATCTGCTGTAAGTCCAAAATCGAAAGCTAGCGCAGATGCGAAAGCTAAAGAAGCTAAATCCAAAACCGGTAAGCAAGCCTCTAACAATACCAAAACGCAAGTTCAAAAAGCCGCGAAATCTAAAGGTAACGAGAAAGGTTGGTTACAAAAAGGTAAGGAAGCGATTGAAAGTGTCAAAAAGAAAATCATTCCTTCGTTAGAGAAAACCGGATCTAAAGGAATCGCCAAAGCCGTTAGTGGCGCATTAGGTAAAGTAGCCAGCAAAGCCTAAGGAGCAATCAAAATGATCGGCGCAATCGACATCACCAAAATGCATCGCTATCAACGCAGTGATTTCTTAGACCATGTTATTTGGCATCTTAAAGGTAATAATTTCTACACCTTTGAAGATGGTGACAAACGCAAATTAGAATCTAACGCCTTGGTAGTAACTTGGAGGTCTGGAGTCGGGCATGATATCACGATCAAATCAAAGTTAACCAATATGGAATTTGAATTGAGCGTTAGAGTTGGATGTTATGATTTTGAAGAGCAATTTGTTCATAAACTAGCGGAGCTTTTCAGAAAAGGTAGCGAATGGACCGCTATGAAAGATGATAAATTCCACAGAGAATTCTTTGGGCTTGAAAGATAAACTGATTAACAACATTGAACATAGGTGATTAAAAGATGCATTACGATGATTTAGAATATAATTACAGTTGGGACGAGGATCGTCGATGGGATGAAGAGCCAAAAGCGGTTACTTCCTTAGCTGAAAAACGCTATCAATTCGATAAGATCGATCATGTCACTCAAGGAGCTTACAAATTCCGCGATTCGCACGGTCTTTTCTGGGTTCCAAAATACGCGGTTGCGGGAATGGTTCACCCAAATGAAGATCATCCAGGTTACGTAATCATCGATCCGTACGTAGATTTTAGCGCTCGCTATTGGAATGGTATGGAGAATGTGACTACCAGCGATCCGGTACCGGAAATGCGAGAAAGTGGTAAGGGTTACCGCAAGTATGAAATTCAAGCACCCGCAAATCTTCAACCATTGACTAAAGTCAAAATTTTGAATATTTGCAATGTTAATGGTGAGCTATACGCAGTATGCGAAGATGGTCGAGTTCGCAGTTTCGACTTTGATGACAACGAATGGTATGATTTACCAGCAGTGACGAAGTAATTTATAGAATAAAATTGGATAGTTTATTATAATAATATTCTATTCAATTTTAGTAATTTTTAGGAGTAATAATTTTCAATGAACGAAATTAAAGTTAAAAATATACCAATCTTCAAAAATCGACCGCTACCGGTAGTTGAGATTTTTGGTAATACTATTCAAGGGGAAGGCCCTCGTTTAAGACCAGCTATCA